CCCAGCCGATACCGAAATAATTGCCGAGTTTATCTGTCACCCGTGATGGGCTGTGGATCTGTGCTCTCGCCCGGATCGCCGCCTCTGCAGCCGCCGCAAGCTGTGCCGCCACTGCTCTTACATGTCCAACCTGGCTTGCCATACCATTTGCAAGACCCATGCCGATGTATGCGCCATACGAATAAGTATTTACGTTGCTCAGAGGTGCCTTTGCCGCATTTGCAAGTGCGCGTGATGCGCTTGTTACAGTACTGCTTTTTGACCTGATTCCGTTTGCCATATTGTTTCCAACGCTTTGACCACTGCGAAGCGCCGCCGGTTCTGTCGTTTTCAACGCCGCATTCACTGCCTTTGAAACATTTTTTGCATTGGAAACTGCTTTTGTCCCACTACTCGAAATTGTGCTTGAAAAATTGTTCATCGATGTGGACGCAATATTATTCAATGGTTTTAACCCTGCATCCATGCTTTCTGTAACTGCTGTTCCTGCACTCGTGCCCGCTGATGCCAAAGCTCCGTTGCCACTGTTGATTCCGGATGTAATCGCATTGATTGCCGTGTCACCTATGCTGCTGGCGGATGCAGCAACACTTCCAATTCCAGACTGAATTCCAGCCGCCGTACTGCTTGCCGCGGTATTTCCGAGTGCATTTGCCGCACTGGATACCTGTGAACTTCCGGCATTAATTCCCGATACTGTACCAGACGTTACGCTTTTACCACCCTTTTCTCCTCCAGTACACCAATCGCTGATATCACCGAAGAACTTTCCAATCTTTCCACCAATCTTAGAAAGTCCGCCAAAAATTCCTTCCCCAATAGCCAGAACAACCTGTTTTCCAACTTCCAGCCAATCTGTTGCCATAATCGTGTCAATCATAGCGGACAGTACCTGCGGAAGGGCTGCCACCAATTGCGGAATCGCTCCTATAATTCCCTGCGCCAGCGTTCCAATGATTTGAGCTGCCGTCATCAAAATTGCAGGAAGATTCTGCAAAATTCCCTGTGCAAAAGAACTCAGCGATTGAATTGCAGCGTCGATCAGTGACGGCAAATTCTCAGTAATTCCTTGTGTCAGTGCCAGTAAAAGTCGCATACCAGTCATAATGAGCTGCGGTAATGCAGAAGCAATTCCTGTAATAAGTGTCGTTACCATGCTGACTGCTGACGGAATCAGCTCCGGCAGGGCACTGATCAATCCTGATACCAGCGATTGAACCAACGTTACGCCGCCCGTAATCAAAGCAGGCAGATTCGCTGTAATTGTGTTCAGAAATTCAGAAACCAGATGCCCGCCCTGCTGAATAAGATCTGGAAGTCTGCTGGCCATTCCATTGACCAAATTCGTGATAAACTGCGGTCCCTGTGTCTGCGCCAGTTGCAAAATGCTGTCAATCTGCGACCCAAAGGTCTGATAGAGCAGTCCAAGCCCGGCGAGCACTACGGCGATTAAGGCCGCTGGCATCAACGCTTTCATTGCAAGACCCATGATCTGGGTTAAGCCGCTGAACATCTTTGATCCAACGCCGAGAATCAACTTTCCAACCGTCTGGACCGTTGATGTAACTGTCTGCACAACTTTTCCGCCCAGCACACCGATTTTTTGTATCCCGTTGGCGCCATCCAAGGTTGCCGCATCCAGAATATCTTTAAATGGATTTTTTATTTTTCCGACTGCGGACTGTAATATTCCTCCCAGTTTCGAATTGCTGAATGCATTTCCGAGACTTTTTCCAGCATTTTTTGCCCATTGTGGTGTCTCTTTTAGGGTTTTATTTACGCCTCCAATACCTGCAGACACCAACTTCCACGTATTTCCTTGGAAGAAATCGCTTGCTTTGGTAACAACACCCAAAGTCCCGAGAACTGCCCCAAAAGTCTTTACTTTATCGCCGGTTCCATCCAGAAGATCTCCAATTTCTTTCAATCCACCTTCCAAGCCGCCATCTTTAAACGCGGATCCGAGCTTTTCAACCCACTGAATTGCTTTTTCAATATACTTTCCATCGGATAGTTTTTGGTTAAGTTCATCTACAGCATTCTTAATATTTTGAACAAAACCGCGGAAATTGTCATTTACCTGTTGAAAAGCTGTAATTCCAAGCCCTTCCAGCGAAGATTGCAGTTTTGTGACATCGCCCTGGATATTATCCATTTTGATGTCTGCCATCTTCTCGGCAGATCCAGCTGCGTTGTTGATCGCATCGGAAAGTTTATTAAAATCTTCATCACTTGCATTTGCAATCGCCAAAAGTCCAGACATTGCTTCCTGACCGCCAAGCATAGCTGCATAGGATGCTTTTTCGTCTTCGGTCATCCCCTGCATACCTTTTCGCATGTCTTTCATGATTTCCCCGAAAGACTCCATATTTCCGTTGGCATCAGTAAGGCTAAGGCCTAATGCCGACATTGCCATACTGGATTCTTCTGTTGGTTTTGCCATACGCGTAATTGTGGCACGAAGCGCCGTACCGGCGGCGCTTCCTTTGATAGAACTATTCGCCATCAGTCCAGTGGCAAGAGCGATGTCCTGAATTGAGTAACCCATTGCGCCAGCTACAGAACCAACATATTTAAAGGTTTCGCCCATCAAATCGACATTCGTATTCGCATTGGCAGAAGCCGCCGCCAATACATCGGCAAATTCTCCGCTGTCTTTGGCTTTTTTTCCAAATGCCGTCAGCGCATCTGTTACAATGTCTGAAGTCTGTGCCAGATCGCTTCCAGACGCTGCGGCCAGATTCATAATGCCATCAATACCGGAAAGCATGTCTTCTGTCTTCCATCCGGCCATTGCCATATACTGCATTGCATCGGCTGCTTCTGTGGCTGTATATTTTGTGCTTGCACCCATCTGTTCAGCTTTTTTAGATAACTTCTCAAAATCTGTTCCTGCTGCTCCAGAAATGGCTGCTACGGAAGACATCGCATTTTCAAAGCTCATTCCTGCGCTTACCGCGTTTGTTGTTACGCTTTTAAGCGCACTCCCAACTGCTGTAACTGCTTTTCCGCCAATTGCCGCCATTGCGCCGAATCCAAGCCCGCTGGATATGGTACTGCGTAGCCGTTCTGCTGTATCACTGCACGATTTCATCGTCGAAGAGAAATTGCTGTCTACCGCTGATAGAACCGCTTTTACGCTATAAGATTCTGCCATTTTCACCATCTCCTTTCTTGATCAGCTTCGAAAGTCCAGCAAAACGAGGATCTGTCTTTTTTGTTCTCTTTTTTTTCAAATTTTCAAGTTCCCGCTCATAATCGAAGAATTTCTGGAATTTTTTATAGACCGGAACTGTCTTTTTGCCGGATTTTCGCTCTGCACGCACAGCAAAATCAAGATATGCCTGTCTGTGTGCTTCGAAATTTCGGTCAAACATTTTCAGCTCCAGTGCCTCCATCATGACGTTATACTGAGCTACTGTCAGGCGATCCACCTGTTCGAACGATGTAAAATTGAAGTACCGAAAGCAGTTCACAGCAACATCGTGATAAACTTTTTCGAAATCTACTGTTTCTTCTCGTCCTGAGCCTTTTTCTGAAATTCCTCCAGTGCTTTCTTCAAAGCTTCCTGACGTTCTTTCTCCGCTGCCACTGCTTTCTCGATTTCCGCGACGGTTTTCTTCGTAGCATTGGCTGTCCTTAAGAAACCCAGTGTATCCTCGAAAAGTTTATCAATGTCTGTTTCCGGATCATCAATATAATCATCCAGCAGTTCTTTTGTAACTCTCGGAGTCTGCCCCTGATTTGCTGCATCCAGCAGATCTACAAGTGGCTCCACCTCTCCATCCATGACGCTGCCGATCATATATTTCAGACCAATTTCTTTGCTGACATCTTTTAAATTGTCAACTGGCACCTGAATTTTTTTGTTTACATCACGAAGGAATCCCATGCCAAAATTAAACTGATACACCTGTCCATTGATTGTAAGTTCCATATCATTTTTCTCCTTTACTGTTCAAAAAAGAGGACGATTGCTCGCCCTCTGCATTTTTACGCTCCTGTTTTAGTTGTATCTGTAAATACGTATGCCGCTACTTCCTGCTGTGCGGCTGTCACTGTCACATCGCCTTTCTCGCCGGTTCCGTTTACGCCAAAGGTAAGGGATACTTCTACCATATCCTCGGCATTCGAAGTCTTTTCCAGCTCCGTTACGTAACCCTGGAAATATTTTCCCTTGAATTTATTGCTTCCGCTGGATGCTGGTTCATCCAGATTTGCTTCCCAGATCTCGACCAGTTCATCATTGATCATGGCATCTTCAAGAGAGTCGATCAGTGTGTCGCCCTTGGCAAGAATACTGGTTGCCGTAATCTCAACCTCGGCTGCTCCCGGGGTTCGAATCGTGCCGTCCTTGGTCTCTGTGGTATCTGCATCCTTGCTTGTCGTTCTGCCGTTCTCTGTCGTAAACGCTAATGCTGTAGCTGCATTTTTAGCCGCATCTTTTTTAAGGCGGTACAGATAAACGATCTTTTTACCACGTACCGCATCTGCGAATAACTGTAAATCAATTGTTTTTCTCATGCTGTTCTCCTAACTGAATAAAAAAGTCACTTCCACGATGCCGTGAAGAAGTGGCTGGTTGGTAGT